AGAGTGGTGAACGTGGTATCTTTAATCGTAAGTCTGCACAGATGAAGGCAGCACAGAATGGACGGAGGATATCTGACATTAGCTTTGGAACTAATCCCTGCTCAGAAATTATACTACGACCCAATCAGTTCTGTAATCTGACTGAGGTTGTGTGCAGACCTCTTGATGATAAAAATTCTTTAGCACGTAAAGTACGGGTAGCCACATTGCTTGGTACTATTCAAGCTACTCTTACTAACTTTGGATATCTCAGAAAGAGATGGAGAGATAACACAGAAGAGGAACGTCTTCTTGGTGTGTCTCTTACAGGGATCATGGATTGTAAATTACTTAATAGTTCTTTCCCACACCTAGATTATTCTGCAAAGATTCCCTTATTGGAGGATACTCTACGTCAACTACGTAACGTTGCTATATCCACTAACAAGAAGTGGAGTGAGAAGCTTGGCATCAAGCAGTCAACTGCCATTACCTGTGTTAAACCATCTGGTACTGTGAGTCAGTTAGTAAATAGTGCAAGTGGTATTCATGCAAGACATTCAGAATATTACATTAGAACAGTTAGAGGAGATAACAAAGATCCAATGACTGTATTCTTAAAGGAAATGGGCATTCCGAATGAACCTCAAATAAATGGTAATACAGAATCTAAAGATGTATCAGTCTTTTCTTTTCCTATCCACTCTGATCGTAGCTCAATATTTAGAAATGATATGAATGCTATACAGCAACTGGAAATATGGAAGACATATGCTGAAGCTTGGTGTGAACACAAGCCAAGTGTAACTATATCGGTACAGGAAAGTGAATGGGTAGAAGTGGGAGCTTGGTGCTGGAAGAACTTCGATCACTTGTCGGGTGTGTCCTTCCTTCCCTATTCAGATCACACCTATAAGCAAGCCCCTTATCAAGAGATTTCAAAAGAAGAATATGGAAAGGTCAAGAAGATGATGCCAAAGAAAGCTATTGATTGGACACAGTTGAAAGACTTTGAGAAAGAAGACAACACCACAGGATCACAGGAGTTAGCCTGTACTGGTGGTGTGTGTGAGCTGGTGGACTTGACATGAAGGAAGGAAAGATATGGGGAACTACAACTGACCTATTGAAAAGTCCAGCAGTTGAGATACACTTCATAGAAATAAAACCACGAACATTCTGTTCTCTACACAAGCATCAGACTAAGTACAATGCCTTCTATCTTATATCTGGTAAATTAACAATAGAAAG